TACAACATATTGACGATGAAACTGGAGAAATTGCTCTCTGTATCCTTTCTGCTATTAATATTGGCAAAATTAGGGATGTTTCGGATCTTGAAAGTCTTTGTGATCTTAGTGTTCGGAGTCTTGATGAACTCATTGATTTTCAAGGATACCCAGTCAGAGCAGCAGAGATCGCTACAAAGGCAAGAAGATCCTTGGGAGTTGGTTTTATTGGACTCGCACACTACCTTGCTAAACAAGGGGTTAAGTACGAAGATCCAGAGGCTTGGAAGTTAATTCATGATCTTACTGAAGTATTCCAATATAATTTGGTAAAGGCATCAGTTAATCTTGCTAAAGAGAAGGGTGCTTGTGAATATTCAGATAGGACTAAGTATGCTCAGGGTATTCTTCCTATTGATACTTACAAGCAAGATGTTGATGAATTAGTTCCTAATAACCTTAGTTGTGATTGGGAATCACTTAGAGAGGAAGTAAAACAGTATGGTATTCGTAATAGTACTCTATCTGCTCAAATGCCCTCAGAGTCTTCTTCTGTTGTATGTAATGCCACTAATGGTATTGAACCACCTAGAGGATATCTTTCTGTTAAGAAATCAAAGAAAGGACCACTCAAACAGATAGTTCCACAGTATAATACTCTTAAGAATAATTATACTCTTCTTTGGGATATGCCAAACAATACTGGTTATATTAATATCGTTGCTGTAATGCAGAAGTTCTTTGATCAGGCAATTTCAGGAAACTGGTCTTACAATCCACAACATTTTGATGGTAATGAAGTTCCAACTAGTGTAATGGCTCAAGATTTTCTAACCACATACAAGTATGGTTGGAAGACATCTTATTATCAGAATACATATGATATTAAGACTGATGAAGTTGATTTATCAGTTTCTAATAATGATGAAGTAGGTATTCAGGGTAGTACACAATTGAATAGTTTAATAGAAGAATTAGCAAATGCAACTGAAGAGGAGTGTGAGTCCTGTGCCATCTAATGTGAAAGGAATGACGGTATTTAATACCTCATATGTAAATACCAAAAAACAACCTATGTTCTTTGGTGCTCCTCTAGGAGTCCAAAGATATGATAACTTTAAGTATCCTCAGTTTGAGAATTTAACTAAATCTCAACTGGGATATTTTTGGCGACCAGAAGAAGTATCATTACAGAAAGATCGTGGAGATTACCAAACATTAAGACCAGAGCAGAAGCATATTTACACTTCTAACTTGAAGTATCAAATTATGTTAGATTCAGTTCAGGGTAGAGCACCTGGTATGGCTTTCCTTCCATACTGTTCATTACCTGAACTTGAAGGGTGTATGGAAGCATGGTCTTTTATGGAGATGATTCATAGTAGATCATACACTTATGTGATTAAGAATGTATATGCTGATCCATCAGAAGTATTTGATACTATTATTAAAGATGAACGCATTCTAGAAAGGGCTGCTAGTGTAACTAAATCATATGATGATTTTATTAACTACGCACAGGAGTATGGTCAGAGTACTGCTTGGACAGAAGGTATGAGAGATCATCCTAACTCTGAATGGACAATTAAAGATCTCAAAAAACATTTATATAGGGCAGTCGCTAATGTCAACATCTTGGAGGGTATTCGTTTTTACGTATCTTTTGCTTGCTCTTTTGCTTTCGGTGAACTCAAGCTCATGGAGGGATCCGCAAAAATCATATCCCTCATTGCACGAGATGAGAATCAACACCTCGCCATTACCCAAAACATAATAAACAACTGGAGAAAGGGTGATGATCCTGATATGGTTGAGATAATGAAGGAAGAGGAGCAGTGGACATATGATATGTTTGATAAGTGTGTGAATGAAGAGAAGAAGTGGGCAGAATACTTATTTAAAGATGGATCAATGATTGGTCTTAACGATAAACTCTTACAACAGTATGTTGAGTTTATTGCTAATAAGAGATTAAGAGGTATTGGATTAAAACCTTTGTATGATATTCCAGCAAAGAATAATCCATTACCTTGGACAGAGCATTGGATTAGTTCTAAAGGACTACAAGTAGCACCACAAGAAACAGAAGTAGAATCTTACATTGTTGGTGGTATTAAACAGGATATCAAGAAAGATAGCTTCGCTGGATTTAAATTATAAATACTAAGATATAGTGTCTGGGAACAGATGAAATCTTTTAGGCAATTTATAATAGAGAAACCTACAACAGAAACTAAAAGGGGTGGATCTGGAACTAATTCTGGAGGTGGAGACCCTTGGTGGGATGATTTTGATCCTGAAGTAGAAAAACAAATATTAGATGCTCAAAACGAAGAAGATCCCCTTGATAAATCTAAAAAGAAATTCAAGAAAAAGATTCTTAGAGATAACGAAATAGAAAAAATTAAAAAAGGTGATCAAGGTGTAAAGGCTGCTGATAGATCATATCGTGGTGCAAAGGTTAAAGGGGAACCCAGACGTTTAGGTGCTTTTAGATCAAATACCACTGTTAATAAGCGTAGTCTTTCTACAGTGCCATTAGGAAGCACAGATGCTTCTGATCCTCAAATATCAGATAGATTAGATAAGGTAAGAAAACAACGTGTTAATCCTAAAACTGGCAGAGCAACTAAGTCAGGTATTAAAGATTTTCTTACAAAGTCAAAAACAAAAAATCTTAATGTAGATACTCCGACTGGTCAAAAAGCATTGAAAGATATTGATGCTATAATGAAGAAAGGTAGTGGATCAGAATATCAACATGCTAAAAAGAGTATAGAAGGTACTAGAGTAAAGGGTAGAGAAGGTGTTAAGAGAGTTATTAAGGGTATAAAGGGTGCAACTTCTGGTAGGAGTGAGTTAGGTAATGTGAAAGGCTACTATGCACCATCTGATTATTCTGGTAAGAGAGCAAAAGTTGCTACTACAAAGCAAATAAAAGGTTATACGGACGCACTTAAAAAATCAGGAGCACTTACTAAGAAAGGTGGAAAACTTATAACACAAAAAAGACCAGATGTAATTAAATTAGAAACATCAACAAGAAAGGGTTATATTCATAAACCAAAAGATTTATCTAAAGTTACGTCTCAAACAACAGGTGGAAATACAGTCACTGGAAACTATGGTGGTAGTTTAGATGATGTTTATAAACAAACACAATCTACAAAAACTCCAAAAGTAACTACTTCAACTGGTGGACAGAAGTGGCAAGGTCCAATTCCTGCACCAAAACAAAAAATTACTTTCAAGAATTTCTTGAATAAAACAAATAGAGGAGCAGCATTTTCTAAGATAAAATCTGGTACTAGGGGTGTTACTGGTAAATTAGGAGCAGTCGGTGCTGCTGTAGATGCTGGATTCACTTGGAAGGGTGAGAGAGCAAAGGGACGTAGTAGATTAGGAGCAACATTAGCAACTGCTGCCAAAGTAGGATCTAGTATTCTTGGTGGTGCTGCTGGTGCATTTGCTGGTGGTGGAGTTGCTTCGGTTGCTACAGGACTTGCTGGAGCAGCAGTTGCTAGAACAGCAACTAATCAGTTTATAGATAAAGTCTTTAAACCTAAGAATGCACCAACTAAGACTGGACCAGGTAAGGGTGGGTCTGGAACAATACCAGGAGGAACTCCTAAGAAGAGAAAACCAATAACATTGGATGTTGGATTGAATAGGAGTGGAAAGTCTAGTCCTGGTCCTGGTTCAGTAGGAAAAATACCTAAGCAGAAGTTGGTAAAACCATAAGCATAAATAATATTTGTAAGAATATTATTTTTTAGGTCATGTCTATAGAATCTAAAGAGATTAAAGATATATACGCTTTATATCAGAATCTATCTGAAAGAACCTATGCTGAAGTTAAGGCTGAGAGAGAAGAGAGGATAAAAAATATAAAAGATCCTTTTCGTAATACTACTATTGTAAAGAATGGTAAAAATTTAAAGAGAGGTGATGAAGGATTTGACAAAGAACTCGATAAAGGTAGAGATGCTGTTACAAAGGCTAATAATAATTCATTAAAGGATAATAATAGTTCTTCATCATCTTCATCTGATAGTGGTGTAACAAGAACGGTTACTAAGAATGATGATGGTAAAGGTATTACTGTTACCAAAAGAGATCTTGACTCTGAGACAGAAGATTTAATATCAAAGACACCAACTGTGAAGAAGAGTAAGTTTAGTGGTAAGACACTTGAGAAATCAACATTGAATAAGAGTGATAGTAGTGATAAGTTGGGTGGAACTGGTACTAAGACCACCTATAAGGATGGAAAACCTGATAAAGTTACTAAAGTAGACGGACCTCCTGATTCATTTGGTGGAGTAAAGGCTTCATCTGATGAAGGTAAGAAATTACTTAATCCAGATAAAGAAAAAGTTGTAAGAAATAGAAGAGGAAGAGTAATTAATAATAAGGGTTCATTAGCATCTACTGAAAAGGAAAAGGTTGTAACAAAATCTGATGTTGGATCTGATGGACTTTCTGCTAAGAATAAGAGGTTTACTACCAAAACAGTTAACGTAACAAACAGAAGAGGTAGAGTAACTGGTACTAAAGAGGTTAGAGTACAATCTCAACAAAGTGATGGTGGTAAAAAAATAACAAATAGAAGAGGTAGAGTTATTGGCACTACAAAACCTACTGATGCTGAAGGTAAGTCATTCCCATCTACTGCTGAGATTCGTGCTAAAGCTAAGGCAGATGGTGGAAGTGGATTAAGTAACATACCTTCTAAAGAAGGAAATGCTGTTATCAATAACAAGCCTCTTAATCCTGACTTCGGAAAGAAACCAGTAATTCAAAAAGATACTCCTATAAAACCAGAAATCTCAGCAAAACAAAAATGGCTTGATAAGACTAGAAATAGTCCAGCAGCAAAATCTGGTGCATTTAGTGATGATCAAAGATGGGCTCAGCACCAAAAGCATCAGCAGTGGAAAAAAGATAATAATAGAGGAGAATTTGCTACAGGTAAATCTTCTAAAGAAGCAAGACTTGCTAGAAGAGATGCAAGATTAGAAAAAATAAAAATGAGAGGTAGACCTGCTTTACAAGCAAAAGCAAAGATGCAATCAGGCACTCCAGTTAATAAACTTTTTAATAGTTATGATCCTTATGATTTAGTTCTTAATTATCTACTAGAAACAAATCAGGTAGATACTATTGAAGAAGCAAATTATGTAATGATTCAAATGGATGAATCTACTATCCAGAACATTGTAAATGAATATGCCTAAGTATGTTAAGGAGTCAATCCTTAGACAATACAGTGGAAAAAATTATACTATAGAAGATAAGAAAAACGTTATTAATTGGTACTCAGGAAAAATTAAACCTAGTGCCTAGTAACTGCCCTTTTGACCGTAGCGGTTCCTTCAATAGCTCTGACTATTGATCCGCTAGGGTCTTTTAATAGTATATCGTAAATATAATTTCCTGCTTTTAGTAGTATAGTTTTTTCTGCCATTAGTTCTATACCAATTCTTCCTGTGGTTGGATCATTGGGATATGATATATTAAAGTCTGCTGCTTTTTCTGAACTTGAATATTTTTTTAACTGTGCTATAGCAGTATATCCTGTTAGATTTAATGGACTATTTGATGTATAATCTTCTAGCAGATATGTCTGGGCAAAATCTGTTCCAGTATATATTGCTATGTTTGTTATGAATACTGGTGCCATTATGATAACTCTCCTGATAAATCGTTGAATATGAATGGTGAAATCCAATCCTGATTGAAATCGTCAACAGTAATAACTGTTATATTTTTAGCTGTTAATTTTGTCACTAAGGCATCATAAGATGCTTGGGTCGCATAAGAATTATCAATAAAGATAGCAACATGAGATCCTTCAGGTAAACTACTTAGATTGCATATATCAAACCAATCAGATGCTGATGAAACATCACCATTATCGATATTTACTTTGACTGGACCATAGGTAAGACCATTAGCAATTTCGCTTCGGGTTTCTGATCCTGTATAATTATACATTTATATTAATGGTGATATGTTTACAGTTGTTTCCGCAAGGAAATTATCAGGAACTTTTAAAGCATCCCAGTCAGTTTCAGTTACAAAATTACCAAATCCATCTGATGTTGGCTGTAGTAAATAAAATGTTCTATTTGGAAAAGTTGTTCTAAATTGTTCCCATTTATTAAGTACCTCACCAGTGGTTCCAATACCAGCACCAGATGAACTTATTACAGCGATACATGTTCTATCATCACTACCTGGAGATGAAAATTCTGGACTTTTAGATACGCCAGGTCTAACAAGAGCAGTTCCTTCTAGAACCATTTCTTTGGTTCCATTGGGTTTAGTTACCATTACATCATAGACATATCTACCAGATTTTAATAATGATGTTGTCCAGCGTGGTATGTTTAGTGCAATTTTTCCAGTAACTCTATTAACAAATTCAATTTGAAATGTAACAGCAGTTTTACTGTCAGCATGTTTTCTTAATTGCCCTTTAGCACCATAATTTGTTAAGTCAACAAGTTTACCGCCACTTTCATATAAGGTAAAATCTTGAGAGAAGTCTTCACCAGAATCAATAGTAATATTATTTACGTAGACTACAGACATATCTTAATGTAGTTTATCTTAGATATTTATCATATATAAGTATGAGATGGATAAAAATTATGAAATGGAAGGAGATTATGAAAATCCCTGGTACTACAAAGGTACAGCTTTCACTTCTGACGATATTGGCGATTTCTTCGGTTTCGTCTACCGTATTACTAATATCAAATCGGGTAAACAATATATCGGAAGAAAATATTTCCAACAAAAACGTAAGCCTAGAGGTGGTAAGAGACGGGTTACGTCTGAGAGTGACTGGAAAAGATACTATGGAAGCTCTGACGAGCTTAGTGCAGATCGAAAGTTACTTGGAAACTCAGCGTTCAAACGAGAGATCTTATCCTTACATACCAGACTCGGAGATGTAAACTACGAGGAAACAAAGCAGTTATTTCTTAATAACGTTCTTCAAGAATCTCTTGACAATGGAGAACCAGCATACTACAATAGCAACATATTAGGACGCTATATGCGTAAAGATTATGGAAACTTTGGAAGAAACGCTGAAACGTAATTATGATTGGGCAATACATCGTATGGATGTATTAGCTAAGTTAGGAACATATGAAGACATTATGGAAGCAGATTCTATTCGTCAAGAATTTAGGGAATGGATAAATCCTAATATTGATGATCATGATATTCTTTCTTTGGAGTATCTTCCTGATGTATGTGAGGATTAGCCTATATAATTTGTAACGAAAAGTAAAGCTGAGGAGCACAAGCTTAAATGACTCATTTAAAATCAAAGATTTTGGAGATTCCAGCATCCGCACATGGTATACTGGAATTTGCCTTTTTTGTCGGAGTTGGAATAACTGCTGGTTCATTAGGACTCATATAAATAAAATTCACTTGGATTAATACAATGCAAAAAATAATCAATGTACTTGCTGTTGCGTCTGCTGCTGTATCTGTTGCCGTTGTTGGCCTTGGTGGGTATGTTTACCTTAATAGGGAAGCCATCATAGAAGATGTAAAACAAAAAGCACTTGGTGGTCTTGGTGGATCATTGGGTGGAGATCTTCCTATTGGTGCTCCTGATCTTGCTGCTCCTGATACTTCCGCAGGTCTTCCTTCTTCTGATACAATTAAACCATTTTAAGATTGCTATATAGTAGATAGTTGCTATAATAGAATGGCAGAAGAAGTAAAAGAAGAGATTGTAGAAGAAGAGGTTGTTGAAGAGCAACCAAAGAAAAAGGGTCTCTTTGCTAAAGCAAAAGATGCTATTTTACCTGATGCTGAAGAACAAGCAGCAATCATCAGTACATTTGTTCGCATCACCGTTCTTGCCTGGTCGGGTGGAATATTGACATTAAATTATGTTGCTATTCCAGGTGTACCACAACAGAAAATTGATCCAACATTCATAGCTTCGGTATTTACTGGAGTTTTAGCTTCCTTTGGAATCCAGACCGCATCTAAAAAGAATGACGGTACTATGAAGATGGATAAGAATGGTAATGGTGGTAATGGTGGACCTCCTCCTGTTACAGCAAAAGATATAGAGGCAATTATTGCTAAGTCTGCTGCAGCTGGTGGACCAGTTCAGACAATTAGAATCGAGCAAGCACCTATCAAGATTACTACAGATAACGATTCAACCGAAACTTTCAAAATGTAAAACTGTGTTTTTATTATGGAAAAACAAATAAATTGGACTAAGTGGTCCGCCCTTGGATTGGGTGGATTACTTGGTCTTTCGCATATAAGTATGATTATAATGCTTGCTACTAGAGAAACTAGTAAGTATCCTAAGATTACTATTCCTCCTGTGAATGAATATTCTTCATATAGAGTGATGGCAGGAGAAGATGGATATAGTCTTGAGTATCGTGGGAATGATCCTAAGAGTATGTTTACTACTAAAACTGTAAATAGAGGTGGGTTCCTTAAGAAAGGTGATACAACTACTATCACAAAAGAATATACTATGGATGGTGCGGTACATCATGGTGGACCAGTATCTAACAATAGAACTTGGATTGAACCATTGACAGTAGGTAGCATTAACGAAAAAAAGATTAGTGCCAAAACCGAGGAATGTATTGAAGCAAAGGGTGGTGGAAAGCAGACAGGAAGAATTGTCGGTGGTAGCGTTGGTGCTGCTGTTGCTCCTACTGTCTCCTCTGTTCCTTTCGTTGGTTGGGTTTTGGCTGGTGCTGCTTCGATGATTGGTATGAATAAGGGTGCTGAGATAGGAGGAGATATAGCAGAAAGTTTTAGTGATTCATGTTCAGTAGAGGAATTTTAAATGCCAGTATATAGAGATTACGAAATTCGTATAAATCTTAATGAATTGATTGAACAACGGATACCAGCATGTAATCTGACTCATCCTGATCATTGTTTGACGGATGCTCAGATTGCTGATATCGCACATGATATC